AGCGGTAAATACATATATAAATAAATTTAATACAGAAAACGATAAAGTTTTCTCATGGTTCTTAGGAGACTAATATGGCAGGAATAAAAGATTACAGTTCAACAGCAGGCGGAAATACATCAGTAGGCGGTATAAGTATCGCTGAAGGAATGTTGCCTTCAAATATTAATAATGCTTTCAGAGCAATGACTGCTGACATTAGAGAATGGTATAACGATTCTCAATGGGTTATTTACGGAGATGGCGATAGCGCATTTACAGTTACTTATGCATCATCAACTTCATTCACAGTATCAAGTGCAGACGTTACAAGTTTTTATCATGTTGGTCGTAGAATAAAAGCCGTAGGTTCTTCTACTGGAACTATCTATGGATCAATTAGTGCATCAGCATTTTCAACTAACACAACTGTAACAGTAACTTGGGATAGCGGTTCATTATCAAATGAAACTTTAACTATCTATGTAGGTGCTTTATCTAAAACAAATTCATCAATTCCAGATTCAGTTATTGGTTCTACAAATATTGCAGATGGTTCTGTAACTACAGTAAAAATAGCAGATACAAATGTTACTGCTGCAAAACTAGCTTCAACTTTAGATTTATCCGGAAAGACAATTACATTTCCAACAGGAATACCAGCTGCTAATATTGGTGCTGGCACAGTTGATAATACTGAACTTGGTTATTTAAACGGAGTAACAAGTGCAGTACAAACTCAAATAGATTCTAAACAAGCTACAATTACAGGTGGTGCTACTACAATTACATCATCAGATTTAACAGCAAGCAGAGCTTTAACTTCTAATGCTTCTGGTAAAGTTGCTGTATCTTCAGTTACATCTACAGAACTTGGTTATGTATCTGGTGTAACAAGTGCTATTCAAACTCAGTTAGATGCTAAACAACCTACAATTACAGGTTCTGCAACTACGATTGATACAGAATCTTTAACTGCATCAAGAGCAGTTATATCTAACTCATCACAAAAAATTGCAGTATCAACAACTACTGATACAGAACTAGGATATTTAAGCGGAGTAACTTCTGCTGTTCAAACTCAATTAGATGCTAAACTTGTTAAAGCAAGCAACTTATCTGATTTAACATCTACATCTACTGCAAGAACTAATTTAGGATTAGGAACTATTGCAACTCAAAATGCTAACAACGTTGCAGTAACTGGTGGAACAATTACAGGATTAGGTGATCCTTCTGCTACATCTGATGCTGCTACTAAAAATTATGTTGATAATTTAGTTGCTGGACTTAGAACAAGAGCTGTTGCTAGAGTTGCTTCAACTACTAACGTTAATATTTCTACAGGATTAGAAAACGGTGATACATTAGATGGTATTACATTAGTCACAGGAAATAGAGTATTATTAAAAGATCAATCTACTGCATCTCAAAATGGTTTATATACCGTTGTTGCTTCAGGTGCTGCTTCAAGAGATACAGAATATGACACAATATCAGAATTAGCTGGACAATTAATTTTAGTATCAGAAGGTTCTACTCATGCTGATGATTTATTTTTATGTACTACAGATACAAGCGCTACACTTGGTTCTAGTTCTATTTCTTATACACAAGTATTTCCAAGTTCAGGTGGAACAGTAACTTCTGTAGGTTTAGCTGACGCTGGAGCTTCAGAATTTACAGTAACTAATTCACCGGTAACAGGATCTGGAACAATTAATATTGCGGTTAATTCCATTGCTAATACTAAGATTTCTGGATTAGGTACTGCGGCTACATTAAATGTTGGAACTTCAGCTAATAATATAGTACAATTAACAGCTGCAGCAAAACTACCTGCAGTTGATGGAAGTTTATTAACTAGCTTATCATCAACGCAAATTAATGCTAATGTAAGTTCAACAGAATTTGGTTATTTGGATGGTGTAACTTCAGCTATTCAAACTCAAATAGATAATAAAGCAGATAAAGGATTTGCTATCGCCGTTGCGATTGCGCTATAAGTAAGTGCATAAAATTCTTCAACAAGACTTACCATCAAAAAGATGTGTTAAATGTAGTGAAGATTTAAAATTAAAAAATTTTTATTACAGATTAAATAGAAAATCTGGAACTAAATATTATTATTCAAAATGTATAGGTTGTTATAATATATACGATTATAATATTGATAAAAATTTTAAATTAAAAAAAATGTATGGCATTACTTTAGATCAATATAACGAACTATTATCTAAACAAGGCGGTAAATGCATGATATGCCAATCAGATAATAACGGATATTACAGAAAAAAACCAAGAGCATTTGCTGTAGATCATTGTCATACAACAAGTAAAATCAGAGGTTTATTATGTAGTGATTGCAATACCGGAATAGGCTTGTTAAAAGATAACATTGACTTATTAAATAATGCAATTAAGTATTTGAACAAAAGTAGAAATTAATATAGGAAATTAAATATGGCACAAAATTTTAGAAGATATACAAGTAATAATGTTGGCACTTCTGCTGCTACAATCTTTACTGCAAACTCATACGATACATTAGTTGGAATATATGTTGCTAACGTAACATCATCTTCTGTTATTGCATCAGTTTATATTAATGATGGAACAAACGATATTCATTTAATTAAAGACGCACCTATACCTGCTGGTTCTGCTCTACAAGTTTTAGATGGTGGATCAAAAATAGTAGTTCAATCTGGTGATGTTTTAAAAGTTGTTTCTGATACTGCAAGTTCATTAGACGTTTGGGTTTCAGCAGTTGACGACATAAGTTCATAATAGGAGAATACATTGTCTTACATTGGGTACAAGCCAGCTGATAAACCTTTAACCTCAGCTGATATAACAGATGGTATTATAGGAATTGCAGATCTATCTGCAACAGGAACAAAAGATTCAACTACATTTTTAAGAGGAGATAATAGCTTTGCAGCAGTATCTTCTGATTATGTTAAACTATTATCTACAAGTGCAAGTGCTAGTTCAGCAGTAAGTATAGATGGTTATTTTACATCTACTTATGACAAATATGTTTTGTATTTAAATGGTGGTTATATGAGTACAGCTAATCGTATTAATTTTAAAGTTAATAAATCTGGTACAGCACAAACTGGAAGTTATGAAATGATTAGTGAATATCAATCTAATCAACCATCTGATGCTTCAAATTATGAAACAGACTATTTTCATATTGGGTATTGGGGTTCTTCTTCAACAAGAAGAAATGATGCAATTATTGAAATTTACAATCCACTTGGAACTAGTTATGCAAAAGCATTTACTTGGAATACAAATGGTGTTGATGGTTCTTATGCTTTGTGGACTGCTGGTGCTGGAGTTCATAACGTAACAAGTGCAATAAGTGGAATTACAATTTCAAATCAATCTAGTTATAATTTTACAATAGATAAGATAACTTTATACGGAATAAAATAATATGCAAAAATTAATAATAACTCCTGAAGGAGAACAGTTAGTTGATTTAACTCAAGCAGAAGTAAATCAAACGCAAATTGAAAATGAAAAATATCTTGTTGCTGAACAATTAAAACAAGAAAAGATTGAACAAGAACTTGCTAACAAACAATCAGCATTAACTAAATTATCTGCTTTAGGTTTAACTGAAGCTGAGATAAAAGCTATAATAGGAAATTAAATGTATATTGGACGTCAACCTCTGATTGGGAACTTTTTAAAGCTAGATGCTATTACTACATCTGCTACGACTACATTCAATTTAACTAATGGTGGTGTTGCGTATTACCCACAATCAGCTAACAACTGCTTAGTATCTTTAAATGGTATCTTACAAGCTCCAACTGATTCCTACACAATATCTGGTTCTACAATTATATTCTCATCTGCACTAACAACATCTGATGTAATTGATTTCATTATTGTATTAGGAGATGTATTAAACATAGGTACACCTAGTGATAATACTGTTACTGCTGCTAAGATTGTTAATGGTGCTATTACTTCTGCTAAACTAGCAAGTGGAGTTGGTGGAAAAGTATTGCAAGTAATTACTGCAACTGACGACACCGAAAGAACTACAACTTCCACTTCTTTTGTTACTGGTTCAAATACATTATCTATCTCAATAACTCCTAGTTCTGCTTCTAATAAAGTATTTGTTATTGCAAACCATGATTTAAATAATGCAACAAATAGAGTTAATACTTTTGCTACAATTTATAGAGGTTCAACAAATTTAGGAAACAGTAATGGTTTATCAGCTATTCATATTGTTGATACTGATAATAAAGTTCATACATCATATAGTTATTTAGATTCACCAAGTTCAACTTCTGCACTTACATATCAAGTGTATTTTAAATGTAGTAGTGGTACAGCATCTTTAAATAAATCAGCAAGAGGTGTAATAACAGCATTTGAAATAGCAGGATAATTATGAAAATAGGAATATGTGAAACAATACTAGCTTTAAATCCAACTGCACAAGTATCTTGTTCAGGTGATGATATTAATACTATTGAATGGTTATCTAACACTCCAGTAATTGCTAATAATATTATCTTGGCTAAACAATTAGAACTTCAAACAGAAGAAGATAATAAGATTGCACAACAAGAATCTAAAAAACAATCTGCTATTGCTAAACTAAAAGCACTAGGATTAGACGAAGAAGAAGTAAAAGCTATATTGGGAGTTTAACCCAATGCTATTAAAGTTTGCTAATAACCAGTCTTTAACAGCAACTACAGCTTTGTTAAGAAAGTTTAACAAAGAAGAGGAGATTCTTTAATGGCTTTAAAATATGCTACTAATACATCGTTATCAGCCATTACAGCTTTACCTTCTGCTGTACCTACTGATAATCTAATACTTATATCAACGCAGACAGCTTCTAATAGTGCTAACATTTCTTTTACTGGAATAAATGGAACGTATGATGCTTATGAATTTAAGTTTATAAATGTTAGACCAGCTACAGATAATGTTCAATTATTATTTAATTTTAGCACAGACTCAGGTGCTAACTATAATGTAACAAAGACAACTACATTCTTTTATTCTATACATAACGAAGCAGATACAGTTACAACATTAGCTTATGATACTTCTGTTGATTTAGCACAATCTACCTCTTTTCAAATTTTAGTTGGTATAATTGGAAATGACGCAGATCAAAATGTTGTAGGAACAATACAACTATTTAACCCATCATCTACTACTTACGTTAAACACTTTATTGCTACTGTTAATAACTCTACTTATGACGACCAATCTGTTGAAACATTTATAGCAGGTTATGGAAATACAACTTCAGCTATTAATGCAGTTAGGTTTCAAATGAGTTCTGGTAATATTGCAGATGGAATATTTAAACTATACGGAGTAAAAAAAAGCTAATTATGCTATCAACTTCATTTCATTTCGTTGAAGAATTAAATTTAACATATATATTGTAAACGAAATGCCTCTAATAAAATATAATAACAATTCATTAAGTAGCATTACTGCACTGCCATCTGCTATTCCTACTGGTAAATTAAAACTAATTAGTTCGCAGACAGCAAGTAACTCAGCTTCTATTAGCTTCACTACAGGATTAGATTCTACTTATAAAGTTTATAAGTTTGTGTTTGTAAATATCCACCCAAGAACTAATGATGTATTTTTTCAATTTAATTTATCTACAGATTCTGGATCTAACTATAACGTAACTAAAACAACTACATATATTAGCACAAGACATAATGAAGCTGATAATTTTTCTGAACTTTCATATCAAGGTACATTAGATTTAGCACAAAGTACCAGTTATCAACATCTAATGGAAAATATTGGTAGTGAGGCAGATGAAAATGGTTCTGGTTCTTTAACTTTATTTAATCCTTCTAGTACAACTTATGTTAAACATTTTATTTCAAATACAAATCATTATGAGCACAATAATATTTCAATAAATGTTCAAGTTGCAGGTTACGGAAATACAACCTCAGCAATTAATGCTGTAAGATTCCAAATGTCATCAGGTAACTTTGATGGCACTATTTACTTATATGCAATACAAAATGATTAAATACGTAAATAAAGAAACTCACTTCGTTCGTAGTACAATATACTTAAAGCATTATAATCATATGCTGTCGCTAGACTTTATGTTTAAATTCCTAACAAACAATGTTAATAAAGATATAAAAGGAATTTAGACATGCCATTAATAAAACTAAACAATAGATCAATTAAAGATGTAACATCATTACCTTTTGGTGTGGGTAATCTTATTCATATACAATCACAAACTGCTAGTAATAGTGCTTCAATATCTTTTACTACTGGTATTAATTCTACATACAAAGAGTATCAGTTTTATCTAATAAATATTAGAGGAGTAAATACTTCTAATTTTCAATTTAATTTATCAACAGATTCAGGAAGTAACTACAATGTTACTAAAACTTCAACATGGTTTACGGCTTATCAAAATGAAAATGGTACTGGTGCTACATTAGAGTATTCAACTTCAGTTGATTTGGCACAAAGCACAGCATTTCAGCATATCATTGGAGTATCAAATGATGCAGATACTTGTGCTGGTGGAACTATAAGTCTATTTAATCCTGCAAATACCACTTATGTAAAACATTTTATAGGAACAGCAAATTCAACTTATGGAACTGGTGCTAGTTCAGGTACTGAAAATAGTTATGTCGCAGGTTATGGAAATACAACAAGTGCTATTAATGCAATTCAGTTTAAATTCGCATCTGGTAATATAGCAGATGGAACTATTGCTATGTTCGGTGTCGTTTAAAATGGTAGGTATTTTAAACAACACAAGCTACGCAGGAGTATGTAATATGGGTTGTTTAAATAATTAAATTAATATAAAGGAGATAATATGGAACATAAATTAGTAGATGGCAAAGTAGTTTATCTAACGCCACAAGAAATCTTAGAAAGAAATAACGAAGCTGTTCGTTGGCAACAAGGAGCTTTTGACAGAGCTATCAATGCTTTGCGCAGCAAACGTAATCAATTATTAAAAGATTGCGATTATACTGTATTACCAGATAGTGTATTAACACCTGCTAAAAAAACAGAATGGATGAATTACAGAACTGCATTAAGAAATTTAACACAAGGATTAGATACTATTGAAAAAGTAAATAATGTAGCTTATCCTTTAAAACCAAGTAAATAATATGTTTCCTTATTCTAATGAGGAACTTGAATTTTTAAACAAAGGAGGTTAATATGTTTAATCTAAATCCTTTTAAACTTCCAACTTACAAAGAAGTTAAAGAATCAGCTGAAAAGTTTTATAATGATTCTGTTAAATTTTTTGAAGATTGGTACAAGGATATTGAAAAACATTTCAATAAAAAGTAAATGTCTAATACATATAAAAGTACGTTTTTTAGTTTAACCACTACAAATCAAACGACTGTTTATACTGTACCTACAGGTGTTAAAGCACTAGTCAGAACTATACAATGTACTAATCATACATCTAATACTACTGTTGAAGTATTTATAACTGATACTAGTGCTTCTACAACTACTGAAATAGCTGAAATAAATATGGCAGCTTCTACAACAGAAAATTTTGCTAAAGGCCCAATTGTATTAGATGAAGGTGATATTATTAAAATTACTGCTGGAACAGCAAATAGAATTACTGGTACAATTGCTGTTTTAGAAATTTCTTTCTAATGGATGTTGTTAGAATACCTACAGAAAAAATAGACGAAGTTTGGATTTTAGTAAGAGAATATATTAGAAATGCTTTAATATATTCTGGCAGTCATCATCATGCTGACCATTACAAAGATTTAC